ACGTCGCTCATGTCGCCGGTGAGGTTGTGATACGCCACGTCCAGCCCGGCCGCCATGTCGCGCTTGCGGCTCTTGGTGAAGGGGTCGAAGGCCTCGCTGGGGTACTTCGGGTCGAAGGACTTGAAGTCCACGCCGGGGGGCAGCAGGTCCAGCGCGCCGGGCTCAACCTCGGCCATCAACTGCGGCTTGCCGTCTGCGCCCTCTCCGGCTTGTGCGCCCAGGTCTTGCGGGGTCACCAGGCCCGGCGGGCCCTGGTCCCCCACGCCCTGGGTGAAGAAGCCCATTTGCGAGGCGCCGATGCGGGCGGCGTACACCGCCGACTCTTCGAACGAGGCCAGCATGTGCGCCCCCAGCAGCACCGCATGCGCCCACGGCACGCCGCGGGCCTGCTCGGGCTCCAGCAGCACGAAGTCGTGGAACACCTGGTCGGCCGGGATGCGGTCGCTCTGCCGGGCGCCGCGCCAGGGGTCGCCGGGGTTGCCGCGCAGGATGTGGAAGGCCACCGCGCGGGCCATCTCGTCGCGCTCCACGCCCATGCGAATCTCGTGCCCCTCGGCCGCGGTGGTGCTGTGGTTCAGGTCCAGCCGGTCGCTGGACAGCAGTTGCAGCGCATAGCCCCACTTGTTGGCATGGCCGCGCAGGCGCCGGGTGAGGTATTCGCCGTCGCGTGCGGTCACCTCCAGCTGCAGCTTGCACACGTCCGCAAAACTCATCTTGCCGGTGGCCTCGCAGTGGCCGGGCTGGCACCACTCCTGCCAGGCGCGTTCGATCGCATCGTTGGCGAGCCGGTCGAGCTTGAAGAGCCACTGGCCCCCTTCGCGCACCCAGTCGCCGCAGCGCATCGCGAGCGTGTAGCCGGTGGGGCCCACGCCGCCGCTGCGCACCTGGCCCAGGAAGCGCCGGCCGGTGCCGGTGTTGCGGGCCCACTGCCGAGAGCGGCCCCGCAGCAGCGGCAGGGCCTGCTCCAGCAGCGCGTTGATGCTCAGGCTGGAGCCGTTCCAGCCGGCGGTGAGGCGGCTGGCCTGGGCGGCGTCGAAGCTGCGGGCGCGCGGGGTTTGGAAGGACTGCGCACCGGGGGTGCGACGGGCCTGCATGGCGGCCCGGAAGTCGCGCAGGATCACGCTGCCCGGTTCGCGCCATCGCGCCCGGGTGGCTTGCAGGGGGTCGGTCATCGGGGGCCTTTACTTGGCTCGGAGGTAGAAGCGGCCGGCGGGCCGGCTGGCGGTGTCGGGCGATTCCTGCGCGACGCGGTATTCCCAGAAGCGGATCAGCCGCTCCAGCTCGGCGGCGCTCTTGAACTCCATCTCGCGCTCGCCGATGCGGTAGCGGCGCTGGTTGCCCTCGCCCAGGTCCCAGCGGGCCTTGGCCTGCAGCAGCTCGTCCAGCGTGCGGCGGGCCAGGCTGCGGCTGTCCATGCCGCGCGTGGCGTTGCGTGGGTTGGGCAGCACCTGCATCTGGCCGCGCGCCACCGTGTGGCTGTGCTCGCCGCGCGTCACCCAGGCCACCCAGTCGTAGGGGCCGGGGAACAGCGCGGCTCCGGTGGTGCCGGTGCTGGCCTGGATGCGGTAGCCATCGCCCTCCGGCACGCCGGAGAAAACCAAGGCGGGGGCGTCCGTGCGAGACACCAGCCGGAACTCCAGGTTCCAGCCGCTTGAGGCCGGGTAGCCGGGCACGCTCAGCAGGAAGTCCAAGGTGTCGCCGGCCGTGATCTGCGCGGGGGCCTGGTCTTGCATGGGGTCTCCTTGGGATCTTCTGGTGGGTGAGGGTCACCAGCGCTGCACGAAGCCGCGCCGGGTCGGTCGGGTCGGGGGACTGCGCGGGGCATGTGTCGCCGGGGCCACCCTGAGCAACGAGGCGAAGGACAGCTCCAGGCGCGGGGGGTCGGGTTCTGGGTCGGGCTCGGGTTGCGGCTCTGCACGCGGCACCACCACCGCCGCCGGCTCCGGAATCCGGGCCGGCACGTTCTCGTCAAGTAGTTCCATCTGTCTCACCTGCCCGAAGAGCTTCTCGCGGTTGCGGAACACGGTCTCGGCGTGCTGCCCGGCCATCGCGTAGAGGTAAGCCGCATACCCGTACACCTCGCAGTCCCAGGCTTCGTTGCGCTCACTGCCCTTGACCCACCACAACGCCTTGTGGCCTTGCTTGTCGCGCCGCCACTCGCGCCGCTCGCTGCGCAGTTGCTTGTAGTAGTCGGCCTGGAAGCCCAGCGGGAAGTGATAGGCGCCGCCGCCTGGCTGGGTGAGCTTCAGGCGCCCGTCGATCAGGTTCTTGATCGCCTGCGTCCCGACGTGGCGCAGCTCGGCGCCGCCAGGCACCGGGTTGCCGCGCCAGGTGAATTCGATCTTCTTCGGCCGGCTCAGCTTCGGCGCGTCGTAGCTCTTGGCGCCGCGGATCGCGAACCAGTGTTTGCCGCGCAGTTGGGCATCGCGGCAGAAGGCATACACGTCTTCGCCGTGGTGGCCACCGGCATCGATGGCCGCCGCGTCCACCCGCATCACCTGGCCGCTGGCATGCTGGATCGGGGCCTCCAGCAGGTCCCGCAGCTTGGCCCAGGTCTCCGGGGCGCTGGGGGTGCCGTAGATCTCGCCATGCCACACGCCCCAGCTCTCTTCCCCCCGGCCCCAGGCCCGGATCACCACCGCCAGGCGGTTGTCCTGGGTGTCCACGCCGGCCGTGCAGATCAGCCCGCCCTGTGGGCAGGTCATCAGCTCGTACCGCTCGGCGCGCTGCTGCAGTTGTTCGGCGCCGAGGTCGTTGCGCACCTTGTCCTGGTACGGCAGGCCGCGCAGGTTGTTGTAGAAGATCCGCAGCTTGTCTTCGTCGCCCTGCGCGGCCAGCCAGTCCACCACCAGGCTGGGCCAGGGGCGCCAGCCCATGGGGGCGGCCAGGGCTTCGAGGCCGCACCAGCTTGCCACGCCGGGCTCGCCGGTGGCGGTGGCTTGCCAGTGGGCGCGGCCGGTCTGCCGGGCCGCTTCTTCGTCCATGCCGCTCGGGCGCGGGGCATAGTTGGCGGCCTTCCAGGTGGCTTCGTCGTTGAGGCTGCCGCACGCGCTGCAGGCGTGGCGGGCGCTGTCGGGGTCACCATCGACCCACTTCAACTGTTCCCACACCAGCGGCTGGGCGTGCTGGCAGTCGGGGCAGTGCAGGTGCCACTTGCGTTGATCGCCGCGCAGCACCTGGCGCTGGATCTCGCTGCGGCCGTCGAAGGTGGGCGTGCCGTCGCCGTAGATCTTGGCCTTGCGGCCGAAGTTGGCGGTGCGGGCCTTGGCCAGGCCGACCACGCTGCCTTGCTCCAGGACCTGGTACTCGTCGGGTTCCTCGAACTTGATGTAGCGGATCGTGCTGGACTTCAGCGCCCCGACCCGGTTGGAGCCGACCAGGCGCATCACACCGCCGGGGAAGCGCTTACGCAGCTTGGTGTTGTCGCTGCCCTTCTCGTCAGCCGGGCGGATGCGCCGCCGCAGCGCCCGGGTGCTGGCGCGCATGGGCTCGAAGCGGGTCAGCTCCCACTGCTTGGCGTCGTCCAGGGTCGGGAAGACCGTCAGCACCGAGCCGGCGGCCGTGCACACCCAGGCGCCGATCAGGTTCTCGCCGGTGACCGAGCCGCCCACCTGGTGGGGCTTCATCCACCAGCCTTCACGCCACGGGGAGCCGGGCGACATGGTGCGGTGGATGTCCACCAGGTACGGGGTGCGGGCGAAGCGGAACGGGCCGGGCTCGGGGGTGTCCGGCGGGAGCACCCGGTTCGACTCGGCCCACTCGTCCACCCACACCTCGCGGTCCGGGCGCAGGCCTTCGGCCATGGCGCGACGCACGCGGTCAATCGGTCGATGGTCAGTCGGGCGAATCTTCATCGTTGTCGATCTCGTCAATGGCCTTGGCCGCGTCTTCCAGGGCCTGGCGCAGGTGGCCGGTGAGCACACGCTCGACTGCGAAGCCGTCACCACCGCTTTGCACGAGGGCCACCAGCTCGGGGGCGGCGCGCGCGGCCACCATCTCCACGCGGTCGCGCGTGAGGCGCTGGGCGGTGAACTGCATGCGGGCCACTTCCTGCACCGCCACCAGCTCGTTGCGCAGTTGCTCCAGCTCCAGTTGTTCGCGCTGGCGGCGGATGGCTTCGCGCAGGGCGCGCTCGGCGCGGTAGGCGGCGGTATCGCGGTCGGTGGCGGCACTGCCGGAGTCGTCGGCGCCGTCGTCGTCGGCGCGGTCCACCAGCGGCTCACCGGCCGGGTCGGCTCCAGGTCCAGTGCTATGCAGCAGGGACTGCTTGGCCAGGTCGGTGTGCACGATCCAGTCGCGATCGGCCTGCGCGGAGTCGATCTTGGCAGTCCGGCCTTCCCCCACCTTGGCAATGCGCCCGCTCTCGATCGCCTTCTGCACCGCGCGCAGCGACACGTTGCGATGCCGTGCGTACTCCCGGAAGCCCATCAAGGCCATGACTGACTACCTCTGCGGTGGTGACGACTGACTACCGTCCCGCTGACTACCCTGAGTCAAAGCCTGGGACGACACATGAAACGTGCTCGCGAATGACCCCCGTGGCGCATGGCCAGGGAGGACCCGCCCGAGCGTGGCCGAGGGTGGCCGGGTCAGTGGCTCAGCGGGCGGTGG